CGACTCAGCACCGATCCAGCGGTCAGGCGGCTGCACGAATCGGTTGAGGTGGTAGCGCTGCCACTCGTGCATCGGCACTTCGTTGGCTCGTGCCAACAGTCTGTCAAGGTCCACGAAGGCAGGAGCGCTAGGGTTCGCCTGCTCCAGTGCAGCCCTGCGGCCATCGTCAGTCTCAAGGTCGTGGCTGTCCGCAGCCGCCCACCACTCGACTAGGAAGGAAGGGTCAGAGACTTCGCCAGAGGCGATGCGCTTGGCATAGGTCAGCATCCTTCCGAGCAGAGTGTTCTCGTCTGAGCCTGCCGTTGAGATGTTCAGTTCGAGCGCCTCTGCTCGCTTGGCAAGTGAGTTGGACAGCACGAGATGCACGCGCTCCTTGTTGCCAGTCCACTCGTGCAGCTCGTCTGCGATGAAGCAGGTTGGTCGCCCACCGTCGTTGGTACCGGCTGCGGCGGCTACTCGGTACATCCGACCAGGGCGATCCTTGATCAGGATCTCGGTGTCGTAGACCTCAAAGTGCGCGGCGAGTGGACCCTGCGTGAGCATAATCCGAGCGGTGCCGAAGAGGAGATCCGCCTGCTCAAAGGAAGCAGCAGCGATAGGGATGTTTGGGGAGCGTGGAGCCTTCGGTCCTGCCAGTTCAGCCAAGGCGATAGCCGCGAGTAGCTCAGTCTTGCCGTTGCCTTTCGGCGTACCGAGCAGGGCGCGCTTGACCGTCCGCTTGTTGGTCGTGGGGTCGTACTCGTAGATACGCCAGATATAGGCACGCTGCCACGGCTCTAGTCGGAACGGCTCACCAAACTTGTCGCCCTCACCGTGGACGAGATTGGTCTCAATCCACCGGCAGACCAAGCCGCCCCAAGAGGGTGGCGGTGGACTACTGATCGGCGACGAGTAGAGCGGCCTCTTCTGCGGTGCCTTCAGCGGTGTCGGCTTCGATGTAGCGTGGGTCGGCTTCGCTGTTGGCTTCCGCAATGGTGGCATTGGTGATCCTTGCATTCAGTTCCTCCAGGCTGCGAGCGGCTTCCCCATAGACGATGCCCAGTTGCAGCCCTGCTTTAGGGTGCAATCCGAACCGATCCTCCAGCTGCCGGATCTCGGCATCAACTGCTGAGCGTTGACGATACATCGGATTCAGGATCTTCTGGCCTTGTGAGCCTACGCTCATCGGCTCCTCACGCAGGTAGACATCCATTCGCTCGCGCTCCTCATACATCGAGAAGAGCCGTTCAAGCGCAGGGTGCTGAGCAGGCTGAACCACCTGAGCGAAGGGCGAAGCCCAGAACACTTCCCAAGACTTGACCCAGCGCTCGGTCAGATGTGCCGGTGGCGTAGGGATTGAGCGTGGATCAACCTCGATCTGGGGCAGCACGCCAAGGTCTTTGGTCGCTCGGTTCTGCCGTTTCTCGGCTGGCTTTTTAGCGCTCATAAATAAATCTCCCAGACCCTACGCAGGCTCCACACCGTACACGAGATATACGAACTCGTCGCTGGGTACTGTAGCACGCACGCTTTCTAGGATTTTGACCGCCCTCCCCTAGAGCGATCACGCTTGGCAAAGCCGTCACCCTTGAAGTGGACAGGCGTGGCTACCAGTTGCAGGATCATCCAAGGTCCACACTCGCAGCGTGGTCGGACTGGCTCGTAACTAACTTGCAGTCGCTCTTCGATGCGGCCGCACGATGGACACTTGAAACTATAGAGCGGCACTAGGTACCCAGTCAGCGCCAGCCCAGTGGGGCTTGCCTGCCTTGCGGTCTTGAGTGCGGCGGCAGTAGCTGCACTCGCCGCAGGTTGGAGAATCCGGCACGATGTCGCGCTTGCACTGATTGCAATACAGGACACGAGCGCAGGCTCGGCGCTTGCCAAGCCCACGGATGTCTCCAGGCTTGCACAGGTGCTGGATCACTTCTTAGCCCTGCGCTGTGCGCGGTTGGCAACCTCTGTCTGCCCAATGCCGAGTCGGATCTTGCCTGACTGGATGGACTTGAACAACGGCTCCCACTTGTCGGCATAGACCTTGTCCGCGTCGTACTCGTCCATCGTTGCCGCCAACGCGGTGCGGTTGATCTTGCCGCGCTTGGTGTCTGCATAGTTAGCCAGCAGGGCAAAGTAGATCGCGTCCACATTAGGGATCTTGCTGAACGCCTCGTGGAAGTCTTCCCAGTGCTCTTGACCCTTGACGATGTGACCGTGGTCACGCACTAGCTCTGGCTGCGCCGTGTGATCGGTGACGATGACTGGCGTTCCTACGGCCTGAGCCTCAATGACAGGCAGACCAAAGCCCTCAGAGCGTGACGCTAAGAGCAGCACATCGGCAGAGCGCATCAGGCTTGCCACCATCTCTGCCGGTACGCCTGCGCGCATCTGGATGGAGTTCACCCAGCGGATGCGATCCTCTGGAGCGCCGAGTGCCTTGAGCAGTGGAATGAGGTTGATGCCGTCCATATGACCCCACTTGTCGGTGTGCAGGTACAGGTAGGCATCCTCGTGCGTCTGCGCTAGGCGCACCCACGCGGTCAGCATCTCAGGGAACGACTTGCGCTTCCCCTTGTTCATCGCGGTGATGATGGTCAGGTGCGCGGTCTCTGGCACGCGGAGGAGGTTGCGGACTGGCTGCACATCGGCATTCCAGATTGAGCGGTCGATGGCGTGAGGGATGTAGGTTAGGCGGTCTCGTGGCACGCCAGCCTCCAGCAGCAACTGCTCGCCGTTCTTGCTCATTGCCACGATGTACTTGTTGCCACCCTTGATGCACCACTCAGCCACGCGGCGTGGCACAGGCGAGTGATCAACCGGCACCCAGCAGACGAGTGGCAGTTCGTGCCAGCCATCGGCTACGCCAGTCCACACATCAAACAGGGTCAGGCCGAAGCCACCGTCTCGCGCGGCTAGGGCGATGTTCTCTGGCCCTGAGTCGTTGGCGTACTTCAGCAAGCCCTCTGCGTAGATCTTGATGCCGTTCCACTCCATATTCACAGGAGCGCCATAGTTGGCAGCCACGCTGAAGTCGTGACCTGCCGCTAGTGCGCGCAGTCCGAGCTGCGCAATCTGCGTGCCGTAGCCGGTTGGTGCCATTGGCGTGTTAGAGACTGCGACGATCTTTGCCATTGCGTCCTCCTACTTGTGCTTGGTCACCTTGCCGTGACAGGTCCTGCATAGCGTCCTCAGCATATAGGTCGGCACGATCAACGCGCCACCCTCAGCCAGTGGAACGAGATGGTCGGCGGTGAGTGGGTTGCTGGGGTTGTTATCCCTCTGGCCGCACAGCTCGCAGTACGGCACCTCTTTGCGCTTCTGGATTGAGAGCCTCCGCCACTCCGCCGTTCGATAGGGCGATGGTCCACGGTTGCGCGCCCACTCGGTCGCCTTACGCGGACCACAGACATTGCAGCGGTCACCGTGCGTAGTGAGTACGCCACAGGTCAGGCAGGGTCGCTGTGTGCGCTTCACTTCTTCGCCAGCACCGGCAGCGCTAGGTAGGGCGCGATGATCCGAGTGAGATGCTCGATAGCGCGCTCCTCCGCGTCCTCCAGTTGCGGCTCTAGGACTGACCACGCCAACTTGCCGAGCGGCTCTTCGAGTGTCTCGGCGACTCGTGCATAGCGTGCCAAGACGATGTGCAGCAGCTCGTGCAGCAGGATGAGGCGCTGCTTCTCTGGAGTCTGCGCCCAGAAGTCGTGACTGACGCGCAGTTCAGCGGTGAACGCCTGTGGGTGCGGATCGATGTCTGCCCAGGCATCAACATCGGATGCGGCCTCTACGACAGTAATCTCCCAGTTGTCGATGCTGAGGAAGACCTGCGCGTCGGAGACCCATCCCCTGAGTGCCACGAACTTGTCCTGCGCCTTAGCCATTTGCCCTCCTGTAGTGGTGGAGCAGGAGTGGAGTTGCACCACTCGTTCCTTGCTGACCGGCAATAGCCGTGATGGTCGTGCAAGCGTCTACGCTGCCCCAGGTTAGACCCTGCCGATGGGAGGACTCCACCGGCAGGGCGAGTGACGGCAGCACACCAAAAGGTCGCGCCGTCGCCGAGAAAGCGTACCGCATCATTCGTAGATCCTGAGTGGAAGCGGCGACACTGGACGGAGTGGGCAGGTGCGATCCCAGCAGGTCGGAGTCTTCTCATCATCGCCTGCACACACCTTGCACATCAGATCAACAGCCGCAGCGTAGATGTGCAGTCTCTTGCCTCTGTCAATCTCGGTTTCGTCTTTGAGTCGATCATTGATCCAGTAGAGGTCAGCGTCAGTGACGAAGGTGCCGCCGTAGTAGCGCTCTCGCGCCCAGTGAATGCTCTTACCAAACTGCGGCATTAGGTTGAACAGCGCGTTGAGTTTGACTTCGAGCTTCACCGACCAAGCGGCACAAGCCTGCTGGAACTCTCGTTGCTCTTTGGTAACTCCCTGATGGTTACCGCCAGCACTCCTCTGCCGAGCGGCGCGAGTTGAGAGAACGCGGCTGGGCTTAGGTCGATGGCTCTGCTCTGACTTGTCCACGGTCGTTTGAGATCCCTCCTACAAAGACCGGCGCACTCATCCCTGACCACGACGGTCACACAGCGAGTCGGCTGGTCCTTCCTACAGACGCGGAGTGTATACGGTTTGGCGTAGTAGGAGAAGGAGGCGACGGCGGCGTACCAGACCCTCTCTCCGCCACGGCCACCTTGTGCCTTGGTGAGGTACGGAGTGCAGGTATCAACGCGCCCAAAGTTGGTCACGCCCTTAGGGCAGTGCGCGCCGTACCAGGTGGCGACACCCTGTGTCGGCACGCCGTGTGGCGTGAGGTCTGGTCCAGTGCTGCCGGTGAGCAGCGCTAGTGCCAGCAGCAGCGCTGTCAGCTGCTCGTCTCCAGTAGGTCGATGAAGGCCTCAAAGTCAAGGATGATCATCGAGCGGCGCTTGGTGCCAGGTCCAGGTGCGTCGCCTACAACGAGTGCGCTGATCTGGCTGGAGTTGCCCAGTACGGATCGCAGCCAACCGTCGTAGCGCTCCGAGTAGGAGCCGTTGCCCACCTTGCACTGGATAACGATCCAGTCGGACTGCACATCGATCTTGCCGCCGAACTGGCCCACGCGAACGCCGCCAATCTTTTCGGCGACCTCTCGCTCGAAGGCGTTGCCCTTGTTGCGTGCGCGCTTGCCGCGCTTCGCCTTGTCCTTGTTCTGCTCGTCAATGTCTAGATCAGACATCTGGCTCATCTGCGTACCAACCTTCCCAGTCGAGCCTGACCACCATCCGAGAGGGTGAAGGCCGACTGATCTACTTCTAGGTGACCTGCCTTGATCAAGTCTGCAATGGTCTTGCGATTGAAGATGTGTTCATTGAGAAAGAACCAGCCGTCCGGTGCAGCTGCATCAGCGTAGCGGATGCTCAGCTTGGCGAACTGCCTGCCGATCTTAGGATCAAGGCACCAAGCGTCTGCGCCCTCCTGAACGCAGCGGATGCCATCGTCCAGCTCGTCGCAGAGGATGTCGATCTGGATCACTTCACGCACGCCTTGTGCCGCCACTCAAAGCGTCGGCTGTCTGCGGAGATGACCAAGACGCGCTGCGCTGGAAAGACCAGCCGCTTAGGGTCGGTGTAGTCAATGACCTTGCCGCACTCGGTGCAGTC